CCATGGTATATTCTACTCCAATTTGAGCTAGAACAGTTTGGATGCCTGTATGATTAAACCAGTCACATCCACGAGATACTCCCATAATATTATCATCTCCATATGTAAATAAATTCACATTCTGTTTAAAAGTGCGAACTTCTTTGGATGGATTTAAAATAAAATAACAATATCTCATATAAAGACTATTAACCAATGAGTTAATAACAACAGTTAAAGGATGTCCTGATGGATTGGTACCAAAAAATTCTACTAAATCATTGTTGAGATTAACAACGGGAAAAGCAGTATCTTCAGCAATACACATTATTTCACGACATTCTTCATCTGAGAAACCAGCTTTCTTGTAAATATTGGCAATAATCGTATAAGCTGCTAAAATAAAATCAGCAATCATACGTTTATCAAATTTACCATAATCACCAGCTATAATTCTATCTTCACCATGGTGAACTAAATATGAATATATTTTAGTCCATTCTAGTGATTGACAGACTGTTCCAGGTCCAGCCTCAAAAACAAATTTATTCTTTTGCAATAAACGAACAAATGTTAAAAGACGTGATCTAACCACTAGACTCCAATCAATTGGAGCTCCAGTAAAAACACGTGTTTTACATTTTTTAATTTTTGCAAAAGCAGTGGGTTCATCTTTAAGATGTCCTGTAAAAATAGGATAACTTCGGTGACCTTGAGCATATTTCTCTTTAATAAGATTAACACGCTCCCAAATTTCATCACCAAAATTAACACCATCTGGATAAATTTCATCTGGTTGTGATACTAAAAATTGCTTTTTAGAACACCCCCATGGAAAACCCATTGATGTATTTTTATTGATACCATCAATAAATTTAACACCAGGTAAACCATTTAATGAAGCTTTATCAGAGAGAAATAATAAATCTCTTTCCCACTCGTTGGGAAGTCCATTTATAATATCTTGTGTAAAAGATTCTACACATTCATTTAATATTTCTCTATCGTAATTTACATTGGGTTTAACCATTTCAATTACATTATTTTTCCATGGATCCCAACCTTGCATAATAGGTTGACCATGACCAATTTCACATTTAAAATAATCACACATTTCCTGAGATAAAGGAGTTGTTTGAACTCTACTCTTAGGCTTTGGTTTCATTCCCAAAATCGATCCATAAATATTTAAAGTACCTTCTGGTAGATATCTAAACATGGATCGATGATGTGGTTCAGTAATTATAGTTTGTTTATTTTGCAAATGTAAATTTGGTTCACCAACACCTTGTACTTCATAAAGATGTTGATATTTAGCATTATGTTTGTCAATTAAAGATAATATTTCAGCTTTAATAACACCCATAATACCACATGTATTATCTCTTCCTAAAGTGTGAAGACCAATTATAACTGGACCACGCGGTGTCTGAGCAATGCTCAAACTACCACAATCACCATTTTTGGTTAATCTATCTACTTTACCAATGAAACAAGTACGTTTAATAGGTAAGTGAGCAACAGGCATATCATCAACCCGTGAAGGATTATAAACTATCTGATATTCCACTTCTCCATTTTCTTCCCTACGTAAACTTACACATTTAGTAATAGGATAATGCAAGGATTCAGTCCAAAACTTCAAAATATCTTTACGTGCTGGCAATGATCGAACTTCAAATAAGCATAGATCAAATTCAGGACAACGAATGATATCTTTCGATTTGAAAGATACTTTTAAATTGGAGTTTAGACCTTGTGATACA